ATTTTCTTTTTTATTTTCAACCACTAATTTGCACACATTATAAAATTCTTCATAAGATAAATCTCTCTTCATAATGTTAACATTTTTATGAACCCAAACAACATTAGATTCTTCATAACCAATTTTACTATCAACCCTTTCTAAGGATGCGGACTTATCTTTAAATGTTATTGGTAATCCTGTGTAAAAACATTTACCGTTTTGTTTGTCATATATCTCAGATATAAATTCAATAGTAAGATTAAACTTTATATTACGTAATTTAGCCCCATTTGCAATTTTTGATAGTTTCTCTCCAGGAACTTTTCCGTACCCTTTCCATGCTGGATTATTTTCTTCCTTTAGTGAGTACCCACATACTGAACATCTTTTAGATACTCCAGTCACTAATTGGTATGCCGGAACATATTTTTCTGTCTGATTACATTCTAAACAACGACATAAAACTTTTGCCTCCCCGTCTATAAATATTTTCTCATCAAGTATTAACCATTTTCCGTATATTTGATTTACTTTAAAAATATTATCGTATTTACTAACCCCTTTACTTCCCATATATAATAAATATTAGAATGGTGACAAAAAATCAATTAATCACCATTCTAATTTTAATTTATTAAATAATCTCACAAGATCCGTTCGCACAAGCCAATTCACCTCTTAAGTCGGTATTATCTTGTAACTCAATTACTTTAGTAAGATCAATATTAGTTAATGTTTTTACTAAGTTTTCATATTCTTCTTTTGTACAATCGGAAAACGGAGCCTGGGTATACGAACCACCGTTATAAGGTAATACCGACAAACCATTGTAGTAATTACGCTCATTCCACATCCATTCACCTACTAAATCCCACTCATCTTCTTTAATTGAAACAGTTGCTGATACGTTGTGAGAATTTTGTCCGTTTCTATGTCCAGGTTTAATCCATTCTTGAGATACTTTTTTAACTCTTTCCAACATTTGGAATACAGACTCGTGTCTTATAATTGCCCCTTCGGGTGCTTTTTGTGGTATACCAATAACTGCAGTATCGTGAGGGCGGAAAAACTCATCTTCAATCAACTCAGGGTGATTAATCGCCAAGTAAGAATAGATTGATTCATTTTTACCTACACGGATTCTTCTTAAATAGAAATCATTATGCCAAGCATGAATTCCTGATGATGTACCCAATACCAATGATGAGGTACCTGATGGTTTAACGGTTGTTGTTCTTGCTGATTTATTAATTCCAATAAGTGTTGCAACTCTTTCGTTTTCTTCTTTAACCGCCTTAGCCGCTCTTTTCATATCATACCCTAAAACCACTCCTGATCCAATACCTGTCATTCCAACACCGATAAGTGCGTCTTTTTCGGTAGTTCTTTTCCAAATATCTCTTAGATAATGGAAGTCAGTGTATCCCGCTTGTAGTGTACCAATGAATGATGCTGCCTTAACTCTTTTATCAAAGTCTTCTTGTGATTCAATGTCTGAAGCATTAACTTCACACAAATTACAGAATTGGAACGGACGAAGTGCAATTTCACAACAAGGGTTTGTTCCCCAATCTTTATCGTTAGATAAGTAGATTCCAGGTTCACCTGCTCCTGATAACTCAATACGTTTCCACAAATCCATAAAGAATTCTTTTGTGATTTTGTGACGAAGAAGTACCGCCGAGTTATTAGCTCTACCTCTTTGTGCGTTTTGTTCCCACCAACTTCCTGACTTACAAGAAATCATTTCTTCATCATCAGCCGAGAATAATGAGATAAGTGCCGCTCTTCTAATACCACCTGCAAGTACCGCGTCTGCAATATGACATACAATATCGTGAGTTTCAATTGGTGTTAGTTTTTCGCCGTCTTTTTTGTTATCCAACACTTTTGTTATGTGATGAATACAATCTTTTAATGGTTGAGGACCTGGTGCCTTTCCTCCTGATGTTACAAGCATTGCCCCCTTGTGTCTGATATCTGAAAAATCAAATATTGGTGTTGATGATTTATAACCTAAGTATGATTCCATCAATACTTTAATTGCATCTGCCCATCCTTCAATAGAATCACCAATTAGGTATCTTCTTGTTCTTTCAGGGTTTGGTTTTTTAATGTCTGGTAATTTTTCAACATGGTGTTTTTGTACGGAGTAACCAACACCTGTTCCACCTAAAAGTAAAAACATTGTTTCAGAAAACGAATCAACGTGATCAATTGGCATATATGCACAATTATAAACTCTGTTTGGTGATATCTCAATTGGTTTTCCACCGAATTGTAATGATCTCATTGATGGTAATACTTTCTTGTCGTATACCATTTTATATACCTCTTCAATCTCATCTTTGATGTGAGGGTACTTACGTTGGTGCATCTCTTTGTTACGAGTTACCAACTCTTCCCAAGTCTCTCTCCGATTCTTTTCGGGTTGAAACTTAGCGTATTTCATAAAGACAGTAATGTCACTTAATATTTTTTGCGAAATATCCATTTTATTTTATTTTAATAATTTATTTTAAGATTCTTGTTGTTCTTTTTGTTTTTTCTTTTCTAACAGTTCTTTAATTCTGCTACGGTTTCTTTCTTCTTTTTGTTCTTCGTGTCCAAGAAACGTAACACTTTGTTCAGTGTCAATTTCTAACATACCGTTATCAAATTTACAGTTTTCAAAGATAACCCCATCTTTACCAATTCTTGATTTGGTGATTGCGATGGTTGCTAAATTCATCTCTTTTTGTTGTAGACTCTTAGCCACCGTAATAATTACGTGACCAACTTGTGCCTTTTTAATTGATCCACCCATTTGGTCTGTTGTTACAACCTCAGCAGATATTGAGCTTCTATTTCCTTGTGTTGCTGTCCATCCAGCAATATCTAATTCATGACACATAGCTTCAAATCCTCTCATAACTGAACCTTCACTTTTCCATTCGTCACCCAAGTTTTTGTCTGGTACGACACAATCAATATAATCTAAAATTATCATATCAATTTTTGTCCCTTCAGCAATCATTTTTCTAACTTGATTTTTAATCTGATTCATAGTTACAGTATCGGAAGACAACTTTTTCATAATCAATTTATTTTTTCTTGATTCTTGAATCTGTTTAACTTTTTCCATTACCTCTACCCTTCTTTCAGTTAAATCGTCAGGGTGTATTCCAGTCCAAAGTGTTATGTGTTTTCTTTGGATAATTTTAGGGTTGTCTTCAAAAAATATTTGAAGTACGTTATACCCTAAGTTAAATGCGTGGTTTGCGATTTTGGTTGTGAATGTTGATTTACCAACTCCGGTAGGGGCTAAAATAACGCCAATTTCTCCTTTGGCTAATCCTCCTTTTAATAAATTATCTATACCGGGGACTCCAATAGGAATTGGATGTCTGTAATCATCATTTAATACCTCATCAAGGTTAAAGAACACATCTGCTGTTCCTTTATCTACTTCACCAACTTGAAGTGCTCCTCTAACCATTTCTTCTAACTTATCGTAACTCTCAAAATCACCTTTATCAATAATTGACTGAGTTTTAACCATAACTTTTTGAAGTTCCTGTTGTTTACAGAATTTTAGGGCTTTTTCTTGAACAAATATAGAACCCTCATCAGCTACATTCTTAACCTGTTCTAACATATCTAAAATGCTCTTTTGAGCCATAGGTGAACTGATTTCTGATTTTGTTAATTGTTCAAGAGTGTTAAATGTCGGAGTGTGTTCATATTTTGTATAATACTCTCTAATCATTTGACAAATGATTCTAAAATATTGGTTATCAAAATAGTGGGGATCAATAACTTCAATTATGGAATTAGCGAAATCTTTGTATGTTACTATATTATTTAAAAGTTGTATTTGAAAGGTATTTCCTAAGTATCCGAAGTTCTTTTTGTCTGACATATTTTATAGATTTTTGTTCTGTGTTTTAATAAATACTATTAAGCTAATGAATAGTTCATCATCTCAAATGTTAAATTTTTCTCTGAAAAAATGTCAGTTAGTTCTCTTAAAATGTTTTTTATGGATGGGCGTATGTCCAGAGTGTATCTTACCTTTGGTGGGTACACTTTCGCGTCAAAGATTCTATGACAAATTGTCTCGTTTCCGACCTTTAAAATAATGTTAAATGTTTCAGGTCCATCAGTGTTTGATGTTTCAAGGATTGATGCATCCTCTTCAATTTGAAATCTGTTTTCTAACATGTACACAACAGTCTTATTTCTTAACTTTGTTTGTAACTCTGTAGTCAAATCTTTAATGAATTCAGTTAACTCCACACTATTTTTAGCTTTAGGGTTAAATCCTTTTACATTAAAGAACCTTTGAACCACAAAATTATTGTTAAGTGTCATTAAGAATTCAACTTTAGTAATGTCGTTTTGTTCTTTCATAATTTTACTTTTTTGTTTTAAATTTTGTTTTTTCTTTTCTTGTTAGTTTTAAGAATGGTTTTAAAAAATAAACCCATGCTTCGTCATTTTTTGGTAGGTATTTAAAGATGCCGTCCTCCATCATCATTCTAATTAGATTCTTATATCCCCTTCCGTCAGGATCCAATGACTCAGAGTAATATGATTCAACTAATTCTTTTCCTTCGTCAGATATTAATGGGTTTGATAAATCAACAATCTTTTTGTTTATTTCAAAAAACTCATTCCCAAAAATACCTTCCTTGGTTTTCCCCGTTAAAAGATTCTTTAAAACAGTATTGTCTTTTTGTTCTTTTAGTAGTTCCTCACCTCTTGTTAAAATATCGGTAAAAGAAACTTCTTTTTCAAGTAGCTCAGGAAATAATTTAACTATTGTTTTCTCACCTAAATAATAAATTCCATCAATGTTATCTGATTTATCACCAGAAAGTATCTTAAATGTTTTAACATTATAGTGTGGTATTTCAATATCATGTAATTTGATGTTATCTCCCTTCTTATGATACTTCTTAGTATTAGGTGAATAGATTGTAACATCATCCGAGATAAGTTGTGTGAGATCTTTATCGCCACTAAAAATGGTTTTATCTTCTCCTTTAGATATTTGACAATAATATGCGATTAAATCATCTGCCTCTGAGTTTGGAAACTCAATTTGTCTAACAAACATTTCTTCAAGGTATTCCTTAACTCTATGTTTTTGTTTGTTAAATGATTCTTCTTTTAACTCGTTTTCAGGTGCCTTTCTATGAAGTTTATATTTTGGGTAGATTAACCTTCTCTGTGAAGAACTTGTTTCTCCATCCCAAAATACAACTACCTTACTGAAGTTCTCTTCGTCTATAAACCTACGTAATGTATTTATAAAGTGCCAAAGACCCCCAATGTGTTCACCTTTGTTAAAGTAATCTTTAACACCGTGAAATCCAATTTTTAATAGGTTGTTTCCGTCAACCAATAACGTCTTTGTCATTTCTGTATTATTACAGGGTTCTTACTCTACTTCTTCTTTTTCTGCTTTCAAATCAAAATCACCATCAACTCCGATAATTTCTTTCCAATACTCAGCATATTCTTTTTTGTATTGTTCAATTGACGCTTTCTCTTCAGAAGCTTCTTTTCCAGGTAAAAACCCGTGTGGTGTTACAATAATTTTCCCGTCTTCAAATCCAAGTCCATTGATGTGGTTTTTCATGACTGACACCTTTGTTCTTGATGCAAATTTGATTGTTCGTTTGTCTTTGGTTGCAGTAATCTTAGTTGTCCCTGCACCCTTTTGATTTCCAAACAAGAATACCAATGATGAGTTTAACCAAATAGCTTCACCACCTTTTGCTTTAATTTTAGGTTGTCCAAAAGGATTATCAGGTAATTCAACCCAAGGTTGGTTTACGATGATTAATGTGTTTTCAAATTTAGAATCAGATTTACGTGATCCTGAGATTCTTTGGTTGATACCCATACCAATTTTGTCGGCTAGTGTAGATGCGTTATGTTGTTTACCTCCTTTACCTTCGTATGTCATCTTACAAGGAACCGAACCAACAGAATCCCACATAATACATAATGAATAATCTAACTCACCTTTTTCTTGTGCATCTAATAATGAATTAATGTAGTCTGTAATTTGTTCAATGTAATCAAAATTATTATTGAATATGTAGAAACCGTCCCAATCTAATTCTCCCGTCTCTTCATCAACTACTTCTTCACACGCAAAACCCATAAGTTTTGCATGTTCAAAACTCCATTTTTGTTCTGTAATAATGAACACAGGAAGAATACCTTTATTTTGTGCGTCTACTGCGGTTTTAACTAAGGCAGTTGTCTTACCAGTATCAGAATGTCCCAAGAACATATTAATATGCCCCATCGCCGGACCTGGTAATCCAACTGCGTCTAAAAATGGTTCTCCAAGATCAAAAAATCTTTGTGGTTTATATTTTGCAGACGTAGAAAATTTCTTCTTTAATGAACCGAAATCGGTTTTTTTAATTGCCATATATTTGTTTGTTTTTTTAAAAGTTAAAAAAAGGTAGTGACTTTTTCAATCACTACCTATCTTTATAGGATATTATTAGAATGGTAAGTCCTCGTCTACAGCATCATTTGCTTGTGGATCAACAATTGGTGTTTCTACTTTTGTTTCGGTTCCTCCACCAAGAGAAATCTCAGCTTCATCACCGTAAACATATTTTTTAAGTTCAGAACTCCACATTGGTGTTTCTCCAACCGCAACTGCCTCTAAATATTCAACAGGTTTTTTAGCGTAAACATCTTTCCAAGTAAGTTCGTCAGTCATCCAACCATCCATAATTTCACCATCAGTATGGATAGGTGCCGGATCATCATACATAATAGTTTGGACTACTGTGTATTCTTTACCTTGTGGTGTTTTTGCTTTGATTAGTTCAATAATCAAATCTCGTCCTTTTTCAGAATCAGTTAAGTCTCCTTTTGCTTTCCAAATAGGAAGGATTTTATCCAAGACACCTTCTTGTTTGTAGTTGTGTTTGAATCTCCAAAACTTAACTCCGTCTTGTTCGTTATCACGATCAACAACTTTTACAATGTAAAATAAACGTGAACGGTACTGACCAGCCAAGTCTTTGTCTTCTTTTTTCCCTGTTGCCATAAGTTCGTTATAAACTTCTGTAAGTGGGGAACGCTCGTTGTCATTTTTTTCAGGGTCGTACAACTTTACCCATTGTCCGTTAATTTGCATTTCGTGGTACCAAACTTCCACAAACGGTGATGAACCATCTTTTGTTGGTAGGATACGAACTCTACGTTGTCCGGATTTTTCATTCTTTTGAAGAATGGCTGAAAAGTATCTTTTCAATCTGTCTTCTTGTGAAATGTTTTGTTTTTGTGAACTCGGTGTTGAGTTCTTTTCGTACTGTGCTAGTACTGCATCAATTGAATTTGCCATAGATTTTTGTTTTTAATTTATACTCTTTTATCTATAACAATTATAAGTGATTTTTCTAAAATGTCAAATAAAAAAGGGTTCAAATACTTGAACCCTTCCCACTTCTTAAATCTTTATTTTTATTCTTCTTCTTGGTAATTATTAAACGTTTTTTTAATCTCGTTTGGTGATATATTCTCAACATCGTCAGATGTTAGGATATATTCATTTTTACCTGTCTCCTCCATCTCATCTTTTTTATCATCAAAGAAATCTGTTAATTTTTGGTTATAAGGATAAGAATCTAAAGATCTTAACATTAACTTTTCTTCAGGAGTTTTTTGTCTGTACTTGTCAAATTTAGTTTCTAATGAATTTATTTTATCCATAATATCATCCATATGGGATAGTTTTGATTCTAAATCATCTAACTTACTAAAAATACCATCCATAAATTCGTCTTGTTTGGTTTTAATCTCTTGTTGTGCCGTAACCAAATCTGTAATATCAATCTCTTCTGAGGTATTATCGTCACCTTTATCATCACCAACTTCTTCAACATCAGGATCGTTTTCAACATCTATAGGTTCAGGAATTGCCCCATCTGCCGGTGGTGCAGGGGCTGCTGGATCAGCAGGTGGTGCGGGGGCTGCTGGATCAGCAGGTGGTGCAGGTGCCGCAGAGTCTACTGGCGGTGGTGGAGCATCTTGTTCATTTAAATATGAATTAATATTATTAAATCTTCTTAGTTCCTCCAATATTTTATTATCTATTCCCATTTTTTAATTTTTATCCGTTTAATAATGTTTTAACTCCTGTAGGTGTTTCAACTTTTAATGTTCTATTTGTTCTCATAGTGTTATCTACTCTTTCTATTAAACCATCTTTCATTCTAATAGTGTAACAATCACCAGTATCTAAATCACAAACTTCTTTATAACCGTTCTCAACTTGTTTTTCGGTTACTCTCGTATCTTTTCTAAGATAATCGTCTAATAAATTTTTAACATTCATAATCTTATTTTTTATATATAAATATATCTTAGTTTGGGTTTAGAACAAAATATTCATATAGTTTTGTAAAAATGTCTACATAATTAGGGTACGTATTAATAACTCCAGTATCAACACTATTGATTACTTCATTTTTTATTTGTTCTGCAGTTAATGATGGAGGACCAAACGCTTTCGGGGTATCCCAAGTTGTTAAACATATCTGAGCTAATGCCTTACCATATTGTTTATATTCATTAGTGTCAACATTTAATGTTTTTAATGCTTCTATTAATGGTATCATTGATTGGTAAAAGGATACCATAAATTTAGTAGGTGTTGATGCCTCTAAAAAACTGGCTAAGACTACAGAGATGGGGGTTCCATTAACATCAACACTAACACATATCTGTTCTTTTAAATATGTGTCTAAACTACCGTTATGTTTTGTTTCTGTTGATATCTCATATAAATTATTATTAATCGAATTAAATTGTGACTCTTCTACTACATAAGAATTTATTGTTCTAGTTTTTGCTATTCCGTAAAGTAGGGCCCTTATTCTATTGTCTGTCGTTTCTGCTTTAATTATAGGTATTAACTCTTCGTCAGTTATAGGTGTTCTTTTTATCTCCACAAACGGTAATGACGTATATTTTGTTATTTCTTTACATTTATCAAGTCCCGTTTTAGTTACTTTTATTGTTGGGTCAGTATTAAGTATAGTTTCACCTGATGTTGGGGTGTTTGTTTTTTTATTTTTTTCTTTGTACGACTGTAATATTTTTTCATTAACGTTAATTAATAAGTTATCCACATTAGGTAAACTATATTTAGGTATTCTAGTTCCTTTAAATTTAGTTGTAAATCCGTTTTCAGATATATTATGATCAACTTCATAAATCCAATAAGGTCCATAAAATAATGGTACATGTCTTAATACAAAATACATTGTTGGTTGTATCATTACATTACCCATCGATTCAACTCCACAACTATATGATCTTGATTTATAAATACTGTACATAGATACGGATTGTTGAGCGACTTTATCGCCAGCCACGGAACCTCCAATATCAGCAAACACTTTAAAAGACTCTGAGGTGTTTTTCATTTCAGACATATCTAAATCTAAATTCTTAAACATGTTTTGATTTTGTATACCAAAATCAACACTAAACCCTACAACCCTATTTGTTTTAGAATAGTCTCTTTTTGGGTCCGATATTCTCAATGGATTATCGGGAATTCTTAAATCAAAACTATCATCATCAAATCTAATAAATGAATTTTCTTTTGGTTTTGGGTATTCAGATGGGTTACCCATATATAAACATAAAAACTTAGGACTTGACTTAGTATAATCAACTTCTAAGTATGTGCCAAATAACGAGTTAGGTATTTCAATATCTATTGCTTGTCCGTTTTTTATTGCGGTTTGTATACCATAGAAATTTATGTAAGCTGGCATTGCAAAAAACATAAACTGATTGTCACCTAAAATGTTACTTACTACCGTCATTATGTTCATGTCTGGAGTTTTACTAGTGTCCAATCTTTCTACTATCTTATCAACATCAACAACGTAAACATCACCAACATCACTATTAGCCCTATCCATAAATAAAAAGTCCTCAAATAACGTGACGTATTTTAAATCGGAACCTGCTATCCACTTATCGTTAAACCCCTTTAATGTATTATAAAGTGATAACTTACCAACATCTCCAGTAACTGAATTTGTTGTATTATCCTTTACGGTTATATTATTTAAATTTTTATTTAAATTTAAAAACGTTTGATTTAATATTTTTTCTTGTATTGATTTTTGATCAGTTAAAAACTGATTTATTAATGTTGTAAATGTTTGTTTATTTAAATTTGGATTATCTAACTTCTTTTGTGCATATAACCTTATAAGTGGATATGTTTTTATCACATTATCTCTTGTAAATTCAATATCGTTATCAATAAAGAAATCAGCAACAGTAGATTTAGGCGTTCCAGACAATGGAACCACAGGTTGTGGTTGATTTGCAGGTAACTGTTGTTGAGGTGTTAAATTTTGTTGTTGTTGAGGTTGTGATAAACAATTTTGACTTGGTATTTTATATGTTAAACATTTAACCGCAGCATTTGTATCATTTGGAAATGGATATTCATCATAATCCAAAGTATATGTTTTTAATAAAAACAGTGT